TGTGTCGCCGCTGCCAAGTCCGATCTACAACCGGACGGGTGCGCGCTGTAAAGGTTGCCGCCTCATCGCCCTTTCGGTAGCGGGCGGCTTCCGGGCCTGTTCTAGCTGTTCTCGGGTGCATTATGCGAGTAGAGGCCGTGCCCGGAAAAGAACAGGGCCGCCCGTAGGCGACCCAAATTGATTCCATATCTACCAAGCTACAACCACTTTTCACCATCCGCGTTTTTCTCGCCTGCGAACACGAAAATACTCTGCATGCAGTTCAGATCGGAACGTGTCAAGACCCACCCACATGCACGCACTGATCGGCTCGCGAATCTGCTTGTACGTTTTCCAGTGGACGCCAAACCTGTCTGACCGGGATTCCAATGCCTCGGCATATTTTCCATAGATAGCGAAGTCCAGGGCATCACGGCCAGCCTGCGCGATCCATCCGGGTTTTCCGCGCGTAGCCGCCGAAATGTACTGGCGTCCATTGTCCTTGGTCATCCGCGACAGCATGCGGGCATTCGTGATGGCCCATGCCTCAAGCTGTCGATCGAACAATCCAACGCCAGCGACGACGCGCCGATACAGAAACCAGCCGGGGAACGACGGATCAAACCGCGCCGTCACGCGACAGGCTGCTGTCATTGCCGTGTCGCTCAACTGCTGGTTGGCGAACACTTGGTCAGCGTCAACGCCACGCAATGACCAATCGCCTACGGCTTGCGGGATGGCCGCGGCGTTCATGCAGCAGCCCTTGCAAGGGTGAAACGCTGTTCGGCGTTTTCGTAGTTCTCGCGCAGGTAGCGGCCCACGCTCATGCCGGTATATTTTCTACACAGATACCCGATATCCAGCGGCATCTCATCGAACTGCCCGTTATGCACGTTGTTCAGGACCACCACGCCGCGCCAGTGGGCGTTCGCCAACCCCTTATAGGACTCATCCGCGAGATAAGACGATCCGGCCACGATGCCCTTGCGAACGACGCCAGTGGCGTACTGCTTCGTGCCGATTTCATAACCCTGGACGTGACCTTGGGCGAATGACGTACCGACATGGTTCAGCTTGTTCTGCGCCGTCCCGCCGATGGCTCGACCCGTGTTCACGGCGGCGAAGTAGTGGGCATACGTGATGTGGTCAATCACGATCTGACCGGGTGAGCCGCAGTAGTAATCCACCACTTCCCAGCCTAGCGCACGATCACAGAACTGGTGGAAGCCCATCGCGCCGGCCAGCTTTGGATTGCGCTCGATGTAACGGGTCAGACGATCCTCATGATTGCCACGCAATAGCACCTTGCGCCCCGTCCACCCAGCCATGCCTTTGTGCAGCAGACGAAGGCCATCATTTCCGGCCTTGATGTCGTCTTCGTAGCGCAGCCCCTCCATCGTCTTTGAACCGGGATCGGCGTGGGCTGATAGGCTCGCGAAGTCGTAGTGATCGCCCAAATGGATCACCACGTCCGGCTTGTATTCGCGGATGGCCTTGCCGATCCATAGCAGGAAGTCCATCGGTTCGCCGGGGCGGCATTGCGTGTCGGGTATCAGGAAATGCCTACGCGGCGCCGCGTCCGGCTTCGGGACGTCCCCTGCCCAGCGATATAGCGTCTTGCGGGATACGCCAGTACGCCGGCTCACTTCGCGCTGACTCAATCCATCGGCCAGCAGCGCCACCGCTTCAGCCTTGCCCGTCACGACATCACCGCCCACAGCAGGCAGATCGCCACGATAAGCAGCACGATGGCATAGCCGATCCATATCGGTGACAAGACCCACCACCATGACCAGCCAATGGCGCCGGCCAGTTTTAGGCCGATGAACAGGACGGTCAGCAGGACGGCGAGGCCAACGCCGCCTTGTGGTGCGGGCGGAACGGGTGCGCGTCGCATGGATACGGTGATCACAGGCGATCCTCGGGTGAACGTTCGTCGGCGTAGCGCAGGGCTTCCGCGTGCATCGGATGTGCGTTATGAGCGACATTTGTGACGTTTTGCGACGAATGTCTGTCAGAACGCACATTGCCGTGCGCGTCGATGTTCGGGCCAAAGCTCGCGAGATAGGCCAACTCCGCCGGCGTGCCGATGCGGCTTGGCTCAAGCGGCGATTTGTCGGTTGCGGCGGCGTCCAATTGCGCGCGGGTCGGGAAGCAGGCGTTCCAGTCGATGTCCAGTTCGCCAGCGTTCGGCGACTTTTCGGGAATGTCGGCGTTCGGTACTCCAATCGCGTTCCTTCCCGGCGTCGCGCCATCCGCGATTAGCTCATCCTCAAGCAGGGCCAACCCACGCCATGCCAGCGCCACGCTGTGTCGGTTGCCTTCATGGTCAAGTCCGCCCGCATCGACCAGATGGCGGGCGATCTTGTTGCGGTGATCGGTGGACTTATTCCGTGCCCAATGTGGAGGCTGCCCCGGATTGTGCTTTGCATTGCTCTTGGCACTATGGATCGCCACAGCGGCGCACGCATTCGGGAAGTAGTCGAGCAGACACGTCGCGAGCAAGATGGCGCCGCGCTCGCCGTCGTTTTCGGGGAGGACGTTCATGCAGCCACCCCGCGCAGTTGCTTGACGCGCTTGCGATGGTCAGCCTTGATCGTCTCGATCGCGTCCGTGGCGGCGTCGCGAAGTTGCTTGCTAGCGTTGGCATCGCGCACCTTGAGCGCCAGCGCCATCAGGTCGCGCGCATGCTTCACGCGCCATTGCAGCTTCTTCGTCCAACCGAAACAGGCGGTTCGCTTTTTCATGGCCGCGCCTCCGCCGCCAATGCCTCAAGGTGCTGACGCACGGCCGCCGCGCCCTCGGCCGGGAAAGACTCCAGAACTTTGGCTGCTTCCGTTGCGAGCCACGGCTGAATCTCGGTCAGGAAATCTGCCAACTTTCCCTGCAAGTCGTACTGCGGATACAGCGCGTTTGCGCCATCAATGAGGATGAACGGGCCGCGCATGCTACGAGTGCGCCGGATTATGTCCATGTCGGCGCAGCTGGCCTGAAATCCCGACACGCCGAGTTTGCTGGCTGCGTAATTGAAGGCTGCGACAGCCGCCATCGACATGGCATAGACCGCCGTTCCGTAGTCATGCGGTCGATCGACGAGTGCGCCGATGTAAGCGCTCAGATCTTCCGGTGCTTTTGGTGAAGGCACTTTGGACTCGCGCAGCTGCGCCTCGGTGAGTTCGTGGGAGGGCAATTCGATTCTCATGCCCGTACCCCTCGCCGCACATGGCGCGCCCGTTTCGCAGCCGACTCGGCCTGCAACTTTTCGTAATGGTTGGGATCGCGCAGGACGTTCAATCGAACCTTGGTCGATTCGATATCCTTGAACACGTCAGGCGCTTCGGCGAACGTCAGGCCGGACACGCAGGACCGCAACGTGTCCAGCGTGTTTTGCAGTTCAACTTCGGCTAGCTGGGTCATGCACCAATCCTCTTGGGGTTGGTGCCATTGAATCGCTATGCCGTGCAAGCCGCCTTGGCCAACCTTGCACTATCTTCGTTGGCGTCGCTGGCTAGGTAATAGACGTTTCGACGTGACACCCTGAGTCGCAATGCCGTCACGTCAGGCCCTAGCGTTGGGAGCATCTTTGCCGCAGCGATGGCCTTGCGGTCACGATCCGCGCCGCGATCAATAGACATCATGCGATTCATCATTTCGGCGCTGAACTTTTCGCACCGTGCGACAGACCAGCCGCAATCGTGCAGGGCTTCGGACAGTTCGTGAAGCTTCGCGTAGATCGGTTGGGTGATCATGGCTTACCCCTGTTAACCCTTCACACAAACAATTTGCTTTAGCGTGTGGACGATTTCCACAAGATCCGCTTGTGCTGCCATTACCGCGTCGATGGATTTGTACGCCGCAGGCGTTTCGTCGATCACCTCTGCATCTTTGCGGCACTCCACCCCAGCGGTTGCCGCAATGTGATCGTCAACCGTAAACCTGCGCTTTGCTTCGCCACGGCTCATCGACCGACCAGCGCCGTGCGAGCATGAGCAGAACGATTCGGGGTTGCCCTTGCCGCGTACGATGAAGGATTTCGCGCCCATGCTGCCTGGGATGATTCCAAGATCGCCGACGCGTGCACGCACCGCGCCCTTGCGCGTCACGATGACATTCGCGCCAAAGTGGTTCTCGCGGGCGATGTAGTTGTGGTGACAGTTGACGGCTTCACTATCGGCGGTGAACGTGCCAATTTGCGATTCAATCGCCGCCAACGTTGCGGACATCATCGCCTGCCTATTCAGGGTAGCGAACCGCTGCGCCCACTCCACAGCATGCACATAATCCTTGAACAGATCGGAGCCGTCAGGGATATAAGCAAGGTCATCATCAGGCAGATTGATGAACCAGCGTTCCATATCCTTTTTAGCCGCCGCGATGAAGTATTGCCCGATCTTGTTGCCGACGCCGCGCGAGCCGGAATGGAGCATGACCCATACGCGATCCTGTTCATCAAGGCACAGTTCGATGAAGTGATTACCCGTGCCAAGCGTGCCGAGATGGCGCGCTGTGCTTTTTGCCTCGGCGCCAGGGTGCTTGGCAATGATAGCCGCGTACTCTTCCGCAATACCGTCCCATGCACTCGCGCACAGTTCCGGCAAGCTGCCCCACGATCCACGATCATTGGCCCCGCCGTTGTCGGTTCGCCCGTGCGGAACGGCCGCCTCGATGGCGGAGCGTACGGCATGAAGATTGTCCGGCAGGCTTGCACTGGTCAGTGATGTCCGCACCGCCATCATGCCGCAGCCAATATCCACGCCAACGGCGGCCGGAATGATCGCGCCTCGCGTAGCAATCACGCTGCCAACGGTCGCCCCCATGCCCCAATGCACATCAGGCATCGCCGCGATGTGCTTGTGGATGAACGGCAAGCCGGACAGATTTACCAGTTGCTTGCGGGCAGCATCTTCCAACTGCACACCGTGAACCCATGCCTTGATCGGATGTCCATTGCCTTCGATGTATTCGTATGCCATGAATTACCCCTGTAAGTGAATTGCCGTCACAGCCACGGCCAAGGCTGACCATGCATGCGACTTGACGCCGTAAGTTGGGCCGGGATTCTTCTTGCTCCCCTGCGGCCCGATAAGCTTGATTAGCGCCTCGCGTACCTGCGGGTCTTTCGCCCTACCCGTTCCGCAGACATGCTTCTTGACGTTGAAGCGCGGCACCCACACCACCTCGTCAGGACACGGCCAGCACTGCGCCATGCGGCCCATCCAGACACAGGTATCGAACGTCTCCTGCCCGACCGCCTTGCCGTAGCTGACGATTTTCTCGATGGCCAGCAGGTCGGCATCGGAGGCGCGGATCAGGTCAAGGATCGCCTCGTTCGGCAAGACACCCGAATCCAGCACACCGGCCGCCATGTAGACCGCATAGCCGGATTCATGCGTGCCGGCGTCGATAGCGAGCGCCGATATGGCTGTCATGCGCAATCCGCCTGCTCCGGCAGCGAGTACATCCACACTACCCTGCGGCTGCACTGCGCGAGCGGAAGCGGCATGTGGAACGGCTCGCGCGTCAGCAGACCGCGCTTTGCCAGATCGACCATATTGGAGTTGAGCCGGCGCTTGTCGATGCCCAGCTCCGGCGCAATCTCGGTTACGGTGGCCGGGCCATCGGCGAGGATGGCTTCGATACGGCTACGGATGGTCATTTGCTTTCCCCCTTCCACGTTGAGATGCCGGCTTCACGTTGAAGCCGTCCCGTTTTCACCAGCGCCCACGCGATGCGCTCCCAAAAGCTCACCTGTTCGCGCAGCTCCGGTATCAGATGCCGGCGACCGTCGATGACGTCGTGGCAGTGCGTGCAGCCGAATACCGCCTCCGCGTCGTGCGGCTTGAGGCCGGTCCCGCCACCGTTGAACAGGCGCAGATGGCACAACTGGACCTGTTCGTTATCCGGGCCGGGATAGCAGCCGGGAAGGTTCAACGTGCACGGCTGGCCTTTCGCGTTGGCGCGGGCTGGCGTCATCTTCGGGCGCGACGACTTCATGCGCTTACCGCTGGCGCGGATCGTCGTGGCTTTGAGGCCGGTCTTTCGCGGTGGCATGGGGGAGCGGATCATGCGGCCAACCTCTCGCGCTGTGACCACATCGGATCGGGCGAAGGTATGTCGATGCCATATCCGGCCGCCGTCCGCTGGATGAAGTCGTACATGCGCGCCATCGTCACGGTGTCGACCACATCGCGTTCGCCAGCCTCGTTTGTCGTCGTCGTGCGGACTGGCCTGCGGTGTCCCATCGCGCCATCCGTCCAGCCGAAGAAGTCCCCGCAAAAGTCGCGGTGCAGCTGCTTGCGCTCTGCGTCGCCTTCAAGCCCGGC